TCTAATAAACTTTGTTATGTTGGGTTATCCAATACTGACAAAACTCAATGCTATGCTATTGAGTATGACGATGAACCCTATCGACATAAACTAGAGGAGATCCAAAAAGAAATTGATCAAGCTGAGATATTGGTTGGCTTTAACATTAAGTTTGATTTGCATTGGCTTCGCAAGTATGGAATTAACTTTGTGGGTAAGCGTGTTTGGGATTGTCAGTTGGTACATTTTATATTGCAAGGCCAACAGGATTCCTATCCAAGTCTTAATGGTGTCTCTGAGTACTATGGTTTGGGTAGCAAGCTTGATGTTGTTGCTACAGAGTATTGGGGCAACAAAATAGATACACCTAATATTCCAAAAGAGATTCTTGAAGAATATCTAATTGGTGATTTGCATTTAACGCAAAAGGTATTTGATAAACAAATGCAAGAATTTGCGTCATGCACAAAACCCATGCAACGACTAATCAGTTTACATAACCAAGACTTAATGGTCTTAGAAGAAATGGAATACAATGGACTTTTATTTGATGAAACAAAAGCTAATACTCTTGCAAAAGAATTGGAACAACAGATTAAAGATCTCGATAATGCCTTGGTTCCATATCATAATCTTCCTGAGTTTAATCCTTCCAGTAATGAGCAGCTATCTTGTTTACTGTATGGCGGTACTATAAAAGTAAAACGTAGAGAAGTTATTGGCCTGTTTAAAACGGGAGATCGCAAAGGACAGGCAAAAGAAAAATGGGTAGAACATCTAATAAACTTTGATAGACGTATTAATCCATTAAAAGGATCTGAATTAGATAAAGAAGGATTGTTTTCAACTGACGAGTCAACTCTTAAAAGTTTACGAGGAACTAAAGAAGCTAAAGAACTAGTTAAACTAATACTAGAACGTGCAACTCTAGAGAAACGATTAACAACTTACTATAGAGGACTGGTTGAACTTAGAACATCTATGAACTGGCCTGTAGATAAATTACATGGTCAACTTAATCAATGTGTAGCAAAAACAGGTAGACTGTCATCTAGTAAACCTAACTTGCAAAACTTTGATGGAGAAATTAAACAACTATTTGGGAGTAGGTATGCTGTTACAAGCTGATGCTAAAGCTTTGGAATGGGTTTGTGCTGCTTACTTAAGTCAAGATTCAGTAGCAATCAAGGAGATATTAAATAATGTTGATCAACATAGCGATAACCAAGAACGATTTGGATTACCAAGTAGACTGGTCGCAAAGACCTTTGTCTTCAGACTTATCTATGGAGGCTCCGCCTGGAGTTATGCAAGAGATCCCAATTTTAAAGAAATTGGTGGAGAAAAGTTTTGGCAAGGAGTTATTGATCAGTTCTATACAAAATATGTACGACTCGGAGAGTGGCATACTGACATTGTCAATGACGCTAAAAGAGATAGAAAACTCACAATGCCAACAGGACGAATCTATTACTACGAACCTGATCTTAGAGGAGGACAAGTTAAATGGCCTAGAACAAAGATATTAAATTACCCTGTGCAAGGATTAGGTGCAGACCTAATGGCTATTGCAAGAGTATCTTTGAGTAATAGACTTAAGGGTATAAAAAATGTTAAACTAATCAATACTGTACATGATTCAATTATTGTTGACTTTGATGAAAAAGTATGCGATAATACTAGTATGGTAAAGATTGTTGATAAGTGTTTTACGGATATTCCAGCAAACTTTAAAAGATTGTTTGGAGTAGATTTTAATCTTCCCATGAGGGTTGAGTGTCAAGTAGGACCTAACTGGGGCAATATGGAGATAGTGAATGTTAATTAATATTATAGATGTTGGTGCACCAAATACTCATGCTGCAAAGAATGGCAGATCTTATCAATCAATTGAAGTAACTTACAAAGATGATCAAGGTCAAGTAAAAAATAAAAAGTTAATGTCTTTTAGTAATCCTAGTGTGTTTAATCACATTAAAGATTTAACTAAAGGTGATCAAATTAATTTACGAACTGAAAAAGATGCTGCTGGTTATTGGCAGTGGATTGGTATTGAAGGAGATAAAACTGTGGCAACTGAAACTAAAACAACACCTCAAACTGGTGGTCGTGTAACTGGTAGCAACTATGAAACTAAAGAAGAACGTGCAGCACGTCAAGTGTTAATCGTTCGTCAATCATCTTTATCTAGTGCTGTAGAATTACTAGGGCCAGGTAAATCAGTAGAAGAAGTTTTAGCAGTAGCTAAACAATTCGAAGATTATGTTTTTGCTAAATCAACAGGCATTGATGCAATTAATGAAATGGAAGATGACTTTCCTCTATAATGAAAGCTCTTATTGATGCTGATATTGTAGCGTATAGGGTTGCTTGTACGCTTCAGGAAGACGATGCTGAAGACTTTGTGTATGCTAGAGCAGAAGATCTAGTAGATCAAATCTTAGTTAATACTGAAGCAACTGAGTATCGTCTGTTCTTAACAGGTAAAAATAACTTTAGGTATTCAATATACCCTGAATATAAAGCTCACCGTCCTACAGAGAAACCATTCTGGCTTGAGAAGTGTAGACAATATCTTATTGCTACATTTAATGCAGAAGTAATTGATGGACAAGAAGCTGATGATGCTTTAGGTATTGCTCAAACAGAGGATACAATCATATGCTCTATTGACAAAGACCTACTTATGATTCCTGGTCGGCACTATAACTTTGTTAAAGACGAGTTTCAAGAAGTTACCAATGATTCAGGTATGCGTCATTTCTATATGCAATGTTTGACTGGAGACCGTTCTGATAACATTAAAGGTATTGAAAAGATTGGCCCTAAAAAAGCAGAAAAGATTCTAGCTGGTTGTGTAACAGAACAAGAAATGTTTAATGCTGTTCGTGAAGCATACAGCAATGATGAAGAATTCTTAATGAATGGTCGTGTGTTATGGATTAGACGTAAAGAAAATGAAGACTGGAAGGATAGGTTTAATGAACTCGTTCAAGAGCAAACTCGAGGAACAAGTATGGAAAATCCTGAAGAGTAACTTTCCTTCAGTTAAATATGAACCTGATAAGTTTAAATATATACAACCTGAAAAGGAACGAACGTATATCCCTGACTTTAGAACAGGACGTAGAAAGATTTACTTAGAAGCAAAAGGTAAACTTGATTTAGATACAAGACAGAAAATGGTGTGGTTTAAGGAATGTAATCCTGATACAACTATTATCTTTTTGTTTATGAATCCTGATAATAAAATTAATAAAAGAAGTAAAACAACTTATTGGATGTGGGCGGAAGCCAATGGCTTTAAGTGGTTAGACTATCGAAAGGACTGGTTAAGTGATTATAAACAATTGTGTACAAAACTCTGATGGATCTTTAGACTTTGATTTCCATGTTGATGCTAATGAAGCTTCGTTCTTAATGGATTTAGCTATTAAAGAATTAGTAAGACGTGGTGTGTTTAGTATTGCTACAGATGTAGCCCAACAAGAACTAGATTTATTTAAAGAAGATGGAGGTATGGTATCATGAGTCAAGGAAATTCACCAGCTTTTCCGTGTCAAGATAACAACAAACAAATCTATACAGGTATGAATCTTAGAGATTACTTTGCACTAGAAGCACTAAATAGTTTATTGCGTGTTAAGTCTTATGCAGATGTTAAAAAGTTTGCAGAACAATCTTATAAAATTGCTGATGCCATGCTTGATGAAAGACAGAATTATAAATGAATAAGCAAAACTACTGGGTAAAGATTCGTTATGAGACAGAGATACGGGTTCATTGCCCAAATGAAAACGTAGCTAAAGATCATGCAATGGAATTATTCATTGCTGCTTTACCTAATGTTAATGCAAATGATTTAAGAATTATCCATGTAGAAACTTCTGAGGATCGTAAATGAGTAAGATACTTTTATTAGATATTGAGACAAGTCCCAATACAGCACATGTCTGGGGCATCTGGCAACAAAACATTGCAATCAATCAATTACTAGAATCCTCACAGATTCTTTGCTTTGCAGCTAAATGGTTAGGTGAGAAAGATATTGTATTTAAATCAATTAAGAATGGTTCTTATAAAGCTATGCTTAAATCTATTTGGAAATTATTAGATGAAGCAGATGCTGTAGTACATTATAATGGATCTCGATTTGATATCCCTTCTTTAAATAAAGCATTCTTACTTGAAGGTATGTTTCCTCCAAGCCCTGTAATAGAAATGGATTTACTTAAAGTAGCAAGAAATAGATTTAGATTTGTGTCAAATAAATTAGACTATATTGCACAATCACTTGGTTTAGGTAAGAAAGAAAAACATGAAGGTCATGAACTATGGATTAAATGTATGGCTAAAGATCCTGTTGCATGGCAAACTATGGAGAAATATAATAAACAAGATGTAATTTTATTAGAAAAAGTTTATCATAAATTCTTACCATGGATTCGTACAGGTATTAATCTTTCTATGTACTCTAGAACAGGTTTATGTTGTCCTAATTGTGCAAGTACTAAGTTTGAATCTAAAGGCTACCGCACTACAAGAACCACCAAGTACCAACGATTTGTTTGTAATGACTGCGGAACTAATTTTAGAAATACCAAAAGCGTCAAAGACAAAGATCATCAAACGTTTGTGCAGATTTAATTATGTTATTACTTATAATTATATTCCTATCAATGGCTTGCTACATAGATAAAAAACGTAGTAACTACTATCATCATCTTTCTTCTAAAAAGTCTTGCAAAACGCAGAAAGGCATGGTATAATAATATCATGAGTAAACTTCCTAAATTACAAAAAGCAATAGAACAACAAGTGGCTGGTACACATTACAAGAAGTATGTAATCCAACCTGTTGAATTTATTACTAAAAATAATATTCCTTATATTGAAGGAAACATTATTAAATATATATGTCGATGGCAAGACAAAGGTGGAGTGGAAGATCTTAATAAAATTATCCATTATGTAGAACTATTGAAAGAACTAAAAACATAAAATGACGTTAACATTGCAAGAGATTAAAGAAAAACTTGCTGAGGAGTTTGATGAAATAACTTTATTAGAAGTTTTAAATATCAATTCTTTTGATCTTGTTGATGCTTTCTTTGACCGTATTGAAGACAAATACGAATTCTTTAACAAACAATTGTCCATGGACGGAGATATAGATTAATGCAATTAACAGACTATCAACGTTTTATTCACGCAAGCCGTTATGCAAGATGGATGCCTGATGAAAGCCGTAGAGAAACATGGGAAGAAACTGTAAATAGATACACTAGCTTTTTTAAGAATCGTTTTCCAGATACTTTTCCAGACCAAGAAGTAAATAAAGCAATACATGATCTTAATGTAATGCCTAGTATGAGATGTTTAATGTCAGCAGGTGCTGCATTAGAACGTGATGAAATAGCAGGTTACAATTGTAGCTTCATTGCTATTGATTCCCCTAAAGCATTTGATGAAGTAATGTATGTTTTAATGTGTGGTACTGGCGTAGGCTTTAGTGTAGAACGTCAGTTTACTAATAACCTACCTACTATTGCAGAGGAGTTCCATGAAACTGATACAACAATTAGAGTTAAGGATTCAAGAATTGGCTGGGCTAGTGCGTACCGCGAACTCATTAGCTTACTCTATTCAGGACGAGTGCCAAAATGGGACACTTCAGGAATCAGACCTGCAGGAGCTAGGCTCAAGACTTTTGGAGGCCGAGCATCTGGCCCTAAGCCTCTCGAGGACCTGTTCCAATTTACGGTTCATACTTTTAAGAAAGCAGCGGGGAGAAAGCTAAATAGCTTAGAATGCCATGACATCGTATGTAAAGTTGCTGATATTGTTATTGTTGGCGGTGTGCGTAGGTCAGCTCTTATCAGCTTGTCAAACCTCACCGACGATAGGATGCGAAACGCAAAGAACGGAGCCTGGTGGGAATCTGATGTGCAACGTGCACTTGCCAATAACTCTGTAGCCTATACAGAAAAACCTGATGTAGGTATTTTCTTAAAGGAATGGACAACATTATATGAATCAAAAAGTGGAGAAAGAGGAATATTTAATAGAGTTGCAGCTACTAAAAAAGCAAGCTCTAACGGAAGACGAGATGTTGACGGCTTTGAATACGGTACAAACCCTTGCGGAGAAATTATCCTGCGATCTAAAGGGCTTTGTAATCTCAGTGAAGTTGTCATCAGAGAGGGCGATACCCTTGCTGACCTTAAAGAAAAAGTCAGGATCGCAACAATTATCGGGACATTTCAATCCACCCTTACAAACTTTAGATACTTAAGAAGTGATTGGAGAAAGAATCAAGAAGAAGAACGTTTACTTGGTGTAAGTATGACGGGTATTATGGACCATCCTGTACTTAGTAAACCTACTGAGGAGACAGTTAAATGGTTAACAGAACTACGAGAACATGCAATTAAGATCAATAAAGAGTGGGCTGAACGACTTGGTATTCCTCAGTCTGCTGCTATCACTACTGTTAAGCCAAGTGGTACAGTCAGTCAGTTGGTGGGTTGTTCTAGTGGGATTCATCCTGCATATAGTCAATATTATATTAGGACTGTACGTATGGATAACAAAGATCCGTTAACGTTATTCTTTAAAACACAAGGTGTTCCTAATGAACCCGATGTAACTAAACCTAGTGACATTACTATATTTAGTTTTCCTCAAAAAGGAACTGAGTCTGGTGTTACTAGAAATGAAACAAATGCAATTGAACAATTAAAACTTTATAGTGTATATCAAAAGAACTGGACAGAACATAATCCATCTATTACTGTATACTATAAAGATAACGAGTTCTTGACGATAGGCGATTGGATATATAATAACTTCAGTGATGTTTCAGGTGTGTCTCTTTTACCACACTCAGATCATGTATATAAACAAGCACCTTATCAAGAAATAACAAAGGAAGAGTATGATGCCTTTGTAGCAAGTTTCCCATTGATTGATTGGGGTAACTTAAAAGAGGAAGAAGATACAACCACAGGCACCCAAGAGCTCAGTTGTACTGCGGGTGCTTGTGAGATTGTAGGAGTACAATAATGGATGCTACATTTCATTTAATACAAGGTTGTACTTTTGGAATAGAACTTGTAAGCGGTAAAGATGTAGATCCTAATAATGAAGATATTTACCTAGTAATTGATTTATTTTTAGTTAGAGTAGTAGTTAATTTTTAAAGGAGATAGTATGAAATTTGATAACGTTCAAATTACCAAAGTAAACAATGGTTATGTTTTAAATGGTACTAAGATTGATATTTTAACAAAGACACAGCTTAACGAAGTCTTGATCTTTAAAGACTGGGATGAAGTTGCGGCTTTCTTAAAGGACGCTAAATAATATTAGGGGCTTCGGCCCCTTTTTTATTCTATTGTAATTGTAATCTTTTCATTAGTAGCTACTAGCTTTTTAAATAAAGCATCATAAGCTAAC